CGGCGAGCTGAAATCGTTCACCGCGAACGGGCACACCGATTGGCAGGTGCAGTGGCGGCCAAGCGTCATCGAGGCACTGCAGAAGGCAATCGCGGCCGCTACCGAGGCCGTGAACTAGCGCAGCCTCGCCCCAAGCACTGCGCCGCCGGTGACACCGAGCATCACAGCGCCGAGCACCATCGGCCAGCCCCAGGTCGACCACCACGCATGCTGATTCGCCACGCGCTCGGCAGCAGCCCTCTGCGCTTCGGCGACCTGGGCGCGCTCGTCGGAGTCGATGAGCGCGACCTTCCAGGCGGTCTCACGGCGCGACTGCTCAGCTAGCAGTGCGTCGACGCCAGGCCAGCGCAGACATACGCCCTCGATTGCCGGCGCACACTGCCCGGGTAGCGGCTCGAAAAATTGCGCCATCGGCTGCGAGCTCGGCGCGCTCGAGACAGCGCGCGGTCCAGCGCAGCTAGTTGCGAGGGTCGCGAATATAACCGTTGAGGCGATCCAGCTTCTGCGCATTCGTCAGCTCCGCGGTGTTGTGTGCGCGCCCTTCGGCTTCGGCAATCGCTCGGTGCTCGGCAGCGTGCTGATGCGCGTCGGCCTCGGCAGGCGTTGGAGCGCTGGGCGCGAGCGGCGCGACAGCTCCGCGCCCCGTCATCACGACAGCCGCGACGACGTAGCCCACACACGCTGCGACGAGCACCGCGACAAGTAGCGCCCAGCTCATGCCGGATCCTTGGCGAGCATCAGACCGATCGCGCCGAGTGCGCCCGCGATGTGCACGAGCAGCATTTTGTAATCACCCATGCCCGCCTGCTCGGAGAGCACCGAAAGAAACGCGACACCCATACCCAGCGCGGTCGTGATCTTGTTCTTCGTGATCAGGTCTTTCATTTGTGCTCCTCAATGGGTGGCAGTTTGGCGCCCAGCGCGAGAGGTCGCGCCGATGACGATGGAACGAAAAACCGCTTGCCGCTCGGTGGCGGACGAAGCTGCACATGCAGCCAGCGCGCGATCGTGCCGTCAGGGCGGCGCATCCAGGTGTAGAGCGGATCTTCGCACCAGAGCCCAAGCTTGGTCAGCAATGGCACGTGCGCCAGCGCGAAGCGGGCTAGGGCGCTGTCGTCGTCGGCAATATCCGAAGCCGCGGCCGTCTCATGCAGCGAATACGGCGCAGCGCCGGGTGTCTGTAGGTTGATCGCGTGCGGACGATAGCCCGATGTCAGCGTGCGCGAGCGACCAAACGCCGACAGCAGCAGGGTGATGGCATGAGCGATAGCTTCGGCGTTCTCGATCGTGGGCCGGCTCGGCGGCCAGTGCTTCACCCGGTCCGCATGAAGTCCGCTTGTCGTCAGCACGTCATCCGCCGTAATCAACGGCGCGCCTTGACGGATTCCAACACGGCAACCCGCTCGCGCAATTCGTTGTGTTCCTCGCCGTCTGCCTTGGCGCCAACAGCATGAGCGATCGCCGACACCTTCGACTCGAGGCGGGCCAGGCGCTGCGACAAGCTGCGGTGCTGCGCGAGCGTCGCGAGCACGGTTGTGATGATGCCGGCAATTTCTTGAGCGCTCATTGACCAGGCTCCATTACAGGTTTGCGGAGCACGCACCTGCCGTGCCGCCGGTGCCTCCAGTGGTGCCGCTTGCCGGGCCAGCGGCTCCGCCTGCAGACCCCACGGTTTCGGTGATTGTTCCCGCGGTGAGGTTGACCACATCAATCAGGCCACCCGTACCGCCGTCGCCGGCGCCACCGCCGATGCCAGCGCCAACGCCTGCACCGCCGTTGCCGCCAGCACCGCCCGCAGCGCTGATAGCGTTGGTTGCCGTGGTCCCAGCGAAGTTTTTCGCAGCGATGACAATCCAGCCGCCGCCGGCTCCAGAAGCTCCGGCGCCGCCGCCGTTGCCGCTCGATCCGCCGGCAGCGCCGTTGCCGCCCGTGCCTCCAAGCGATCTGATGCATGCGGCCGCGGTGCTCGCGCCACGTGAGATTGTCGGCGCCACGATGTAGACGACTCCGCCGCCCACTCCGCCCCCGCCGCCTCCGCCGGACTGGTTTGTCCCGTTCCCGCCGCCGCCGCCGCCGCCAGTTCCGCCGATTCCGCCGGACACGAGCACTACGCCGCGAATCAAATGGTTAGTGAAAAACCCGTAAGTGGAGGAGAGCGCCGCCGTCACCTGGGCGCGCGCGATACCACCGGCTCCGCCCGTGCCAGTGCCAGCAGCGGCGGTCGCACCGTTAGCGCCACCATTGTTGACAGTCGGAGCCGTCGCAGCCGAGGCGTTGCTTCCCCCGTTTATTCCGCCTGCGCCCCCGGCGCTACCGCCGCCGCCAGCGCTGACGGATCCAGACGTTGCCGAGGTGCCGCCGCCGCCGGACGAGCCAACGCCGTTGTTTCCGTTGGTCGCTGTCCAGGAGATTCCGCCGGCGGGGCACGCTGTCAGATCGATCAGCTGTGACGCATGCACTTTGTGGCCGTTCGTGTTGAGTGCGGCCCCCGCTGCGATGGTCAACGTTCTGTAAAACATGCTGCGAGACAGATTGACGGTCGTGCTGATCGTCACGTCACCGTCTCGCCCATCCCCAAAAATTTCGAGATCGGAAAGGGCCGTTGTCGTCGGTACTATTTGGTTGCGAAACGACGAGGCATGCGCCACGTCGCCAACAAGGAGGACGAGAAAAGCGAGCAGTAGTGCGCGTTTCATTAGACGGCCCCTGCGTAGCAAGAAATGGCGACGAGTGAGCTAGTCACGGTGCCCGTGCCCTTAACCTTGATCTTCATGTATCGGCCAAGGTTTGGGAAGGCGATCACCTTTGCACCTGTCGCTAGTCCAGTAGAAAGAATGGTCATCACATTGGTGCGAAGTGGCGACTCGAATTCATCGCTTGTCGTCACGCCTCCCGCGGTGTTGAGAATCGCATCATCGTAGAACGTGCCGCTGGCTGTGTTGCCGTAGGTCGCGACGAGTTGGATCGAAGACAACGAGCCTAACGTCGCGTCGACGTAGCACAAGATCTGATTGCTGAACTTCGTGTCGATCGCACTGCTTGAGACGTAAGACGTCGTCAGCACCGCGCTTGCTCGCACGACCTGAAAGCTATTCGTCATCACCGGCGCCGTCGATGCGCTGGCGAGTACCGGAACCATTAGCGCCACGATGGCAAACCAAATAGCGATGCGGAGATGTTTCATGTGGAACCCTTTAGCGCGTGCTGAGGTTATTTGTCTTCGTCTGAAAGCTAGAACCTGACTTCATCTGCGCCGCTGCGCCGGGGCGATAGCCGCCCATTTTCTCTTGCTCGTCTTTCGTCGGCGGAGCGCTGGCCATCGCCACGATAAAGCCGGGTCGCAGCGATGCTTCGACGCCAGGAAACAGCGTGCCGAGGCGTAGCCGCTTCTCGTACGGCAGATTGACGCCGGGCTTGCTGACCGTCTCGCGCGCTTGGTCCGCCATCTGCTGGTAGATCGCAGGGTAAAGCGTTTGCACGGCCTTGGTCTGGGCACGGGTGAGGGTGCCGGATTTTAGATCCTGCATGACCGTCATCGGGTTTTGCACGGTGCGCACGACGTCGCGGAAGCGCGCGATGTCGTAGTCCGCCGGTCGCCATTGGCTGGCCATGACGTTCATCGGCGCCGTTGGGTTCTTTGGCATCGCCTCGAGCAAGTAGGCATAAGCGGCCATTTGCTTGGCGACGATCGCGTCGGTGGTCTCTGGTGCATTGGCCTTCAGTGCGCCGATCTGCGCGCCCTGCTTGGCAGCAAAGCCCGAGGGATCCGCTGCGATTGCTTGCAGCTGCTTGGATACGCCGTCAAACCACTCTTGCTGGCTCGCCACGCGCTGCAGGGGCGAGCTCGGCGCCATTGGCTTGGGTGGTTCGATGCGCCGGCGCGCGACGTTGGAGACATCGGCGGCTAGCTCTGCGGTGGCCTTGACGACAGAGCGCGCGATCCTGTCGGTATCGATGTCGTGGACAAACGAGGCCATGGATTTTGCGATGTTGGTCTGCGTCGCATCGGTGGTCTTCTTGAGCCAGCCAAGGGTCGCCAGCTTTTCGCCCATCGATGCGCGCATGAGTAGGCCGCGGTCGGTCTGCAGTATCTTGTTGACCGCGCCCGATGCCAGCCCGATTGCGCCGCCAACTGGACCGCCAACGGCATTGCCGGCAAAGGCTCCGCCGATGCTCGTTAGCATGTCGCGGAAACGCCCGCCGAGCACATTTACGTTCTGCTCGTTGCCGGCGATTTTCGATGCGAGAGGCTTACGCACCGTCGCCAGTTCGCTCAGCGTCTGATTGATGTCGCCGATGGCCGCAACCTTGTTGGCGATCCCACGGTATGCCTGTTCGTTCTTGATGCGCTCAACGCCGAACTCGATGTTCTCTTTGACGTAGCGCCCGATCTGCTTGAGTACTTGCATGCTCGGCGGCGCTTTCGACCCCATCTTGGCTGCGGCGTAGTTCGCTTCTTTGACCGTGTTGTAGATGCCCTCTTTGAGCGCTTGCAGTTGTGCCAGGCTTCCACCTGTTTCCTGCATCAGCCCGCGGTATTTCTCGACCATCTCCTCGACGCCGGCGACATCATCGATCGCGCCGGTTTTCCGCAGCCTTTCGCCGAGCTTGGTCAGTTCCGCCTTTGCCGACGGCGCAAAGTCCGTGACCTCGGCGACGAATTCTTTTTGGAAACGCTTCTGCGCCTTGGCTGATTGACCGCCAAGCGCTGCCCATTGGTCTGTCCCACCAAGCGAGAATTTGGGCGCCGCGATGGCTGCATCGATGTCTGCAAAAACCTCGGCGCGCTTGGCTGTCAGCTTCTCTTGCGCGTCGACGATGCGATCAAAAAGCGCCTCTTGGTCTGGCAGGCGTCCGGCGGCTTTTTGGTTGAACGCCGCGTTCTCTAGGTTGGTTTCGATCTCCCCGGCGCCGTAGAGTCCTTTCTTGCGCAGACTCGCGACCGACTCCTGAAACTTCTGCCCGGTGTCGGCGTTGAGCTCCTTTTTCATCGCGCCGCTGAAGAGCTGCGTTGAGCGCTCCGGATCGAAGAACTTGGCGAACTGCTCTTGCGTGCCATCAAGAAGCCACTGCATCGGCTTTGAGTCGACTGCAGCCGCTACGCCAGCTTTGGCGGCGCGCATCGCAAGCGGCAGCCCGGCGCCCATGCCTGCGCCAAGGATCGCCGCCTCGCCGGTGTGGGCCAGCACGCTCTCAACGGTCAAATCGCGGTTCTGTAGCGACTCTTCCGAGATGTTGTGGCCGGCCTGAAAGATTGCCGACTCAGCCGCGAGCTTGACCGCGGGAGCCGCGTACTTGCCGAACGTCTCGCCTGCGATCTTGCCCGCTGCGGCGCCCAGAGCATCACCAGCCAGGCCGATGCCCGTCTGTGCCGCTCCGGCGGCCTTGGCGACCTTGCCAGCGGTTCCTAGGGCCTTGATGGCACCGGCGGCAGGAACGGCAAAGGACGCGAGCTCTCCGACCAGCGAGGCGTCGGGGTTGAATTCCTGGAGCTTGCGCACGTCCTCTGTCGTACCGGACGACAAGATGCCAGCGCCCTCGGCTTTCTTGATCGCGTAGTCCGAGAGCCCAAGCGATGCGCCACGCGCAAAGCCAAGCGCACCGGCGCCGAGCTCGCCCAGCGTCCCGCCGTACTTCGACTGGTCCGCCATGCTCTGGCGCATCTCTGGCGTGAGAGGCTTGTAGCCAAGCGCCGCGAGCGTGCCAGCCTGCGAGCTGCGCACGTTCTCGATCGAGCCCTCGGGGGAGAGCATCTCGAAGGTGTCAGCCGGAGCGGGAGCGGCTACTTCCTGCGGCTGCGAAAGCGCCGCCACGTCGACCGGTGCGGCCTTCGCTTTGGCGGGCTTCGCCATCTACTGGGTCCACCCAAGCGACTTGTAGTGCTGGTGCATGCGCGAATCGATGTTGGCCGTGGCGTCCTTGATCAGCCCGAGCGTTGTAGAATCCCGCTGGCTGAAAGCAGTCGGGTCGCCCAGCGCAGACGCCAGCTCGCGGTCGCTTTCGGAGAGAGCACCGAGCTTCGCCAGCACAGCCTCGTCGAGGATGATTTGGTTGTTCAGCTTCTCGACATGCTTCTTGGCCGCCGGGCTCAGAGACTGCGATGTGTTCGCGACAAGCCCCGCCATCACAGACAGGTTGCGCTTCATCTGCCCGGCGACGCGCTGCGCTTCGCGCACCTTGCCGGCCTCTTCGGCGCTGGGAGCCATCACCTTGATCGCGCCCGTTTCCTTGCCTGTCTTTGGGTCGACTTGAGGCAAGTTCACCTCGAGCGCTTTGAGCTTCAGCTGGTTCTCGACGCTAAGCGGCGCAGCGGTGGCGGCCGGGCCGCTGATCGTCTTGCGGACGATGCGCGCTTGGTTGCTCTGCTGCTCGGCGATAAGCTCCTTGTTCGCGTTCTCTTTGGCAGCCGCGATCAGCGCTTCGCCGCGCGCAAGAATGTCCGGGTTGCTGAACTGGCTGATCTCGCTCTTGATCTTGTTCGCCGTGCGTTCCCAAAGGTCGGCCCGTGCGGCGCGTACAGCGGATTGCTGCGACATACCCGCGTTGATGTAATGTTGGACGCCATTGTAGGCGTCTTTTACTGCGGTGTTCTTGCCCTCGATTGCCTGCTCTTGCGCGCGGATACTGGCATCAACGCGGCGCTGCAAAATCGCCGACGCATGGTTGGGACCGCCAGTCAGGGCCGAGCCGAAAGCGCCTAGAGCCTCGGCAATCCCGCCCATGACAATTGCGCCAACGCCTTTGTCTTTCCAGAACTTCTCGGGATCCGATTTGTTGTTGGCGTCGCGATCCGCGCGCTTTGCCTCCCAGTCTGCGGTGGCAGCCCTGGTTTGCTCTTCGATGTGCGCCGCATCTGCAATCGACTTTGCTTGCAGTCGATCGGCCTCGATCTGCGCCGCTCGGTTCTGCTCGGTGACGACGGCGTTTTTCTTGAGCTCGGTATCCGTCTGAACACCGATGGCTTCGATTTGTTTGTCACGCAACGCAACGTTTTGCTCGCGCAACTTCTTGATTTCTGGCGTCTCGACCAGCGGCATCTGCCGGGTCGTCTCGGTCTGCGAGGCAATCGCTGGCGCGGCGGGGCCGGGCGTTGGCTGCGGCGGCGGAACCGGGGCGGCTGCCGGTGGCGGTGCATCCACCGCGAGGCCGGCCGCGGCCATTTGCTCTTTTTGCGCTGGCGTCGACTGGACGAACGGCGCGATCACCGGGGCATCGGGCTGCCGCGCAGGGTCGTTTGCTGGCGTCGTCGGCACCATCGCAGGCGCCGCGGCGGGAACGGGTGGGGCCACTTCCGGCGGCCCGTCGATGACCCGCTTGTATGGCGGCAGGTCGGCCATCTTAGATCACCTTCGCCAGGCCGGCGCCAGCAGCGCCCACTATGCCGCCCAAGAACTTGGTACCGCTGTCGACGTTCTGCGCATTGATACCGTGCTTCTGAGCCTCTTCGTTTGCGAGCAGTTGCGCGTTGAATTGGTTTTGCTGGATCTGCGCTTGCTGGTTGGCCTGATCCAGACTCATCCCCATCGACAGGTATTTCTGCACGAGCTGGTCGCGCTGGTTCTGCTGGTCGACACCGCTGACGAGGTTGGTCTTGTTCGCGTCTTGCGTGAGTCCGGCTTGTGCGATCGAGGCTTGCAAGCCAGCCTGTTGGTTGCCCTGCGCTACGCCGATGTCCTGCGCTCGCAGCCCGAGGTCTTGTGACCGCACGCCGCCTGCGGTGCTCGCGAGCAGCCCTTGCGCCGACTGAATCTCTTGCGCTCGCAGGTTGGCCGACTGTCCCGCCATGTCCTGCGTTGCGGCTGCATTCTGGAATGCCGCCGCACGCTGCGCACCGGGCGTCCCGGCGGTTGCAGCCATCGCCAGGTTGCCGGCGATGCTACGGTCTGTGGCGGTCTTGAGCTGCTGCTGCGCGACCGATGGGCCGTTGCCCGTCGTCGCATCGGCGAGCTGCCCGATCAGGTTTGTTTGCGCGAGTCGCGTCTGGTCCTGCGCCGCAGTCGACTGAGGACCAACCGCGGCAACTGGCGCCAGCGTCGCGCCCTGCATCGTCGCATTCGGGCGCTCGGCGGCCGCATCAGAAAGCGCCTGGATGCGCGCCTTGTTGTTGCTCGTCGTGTGGTCCGCGACGTTGTTGGCCGTGTACGTGTTGTAGTCGGTCGTCGCGCCGAAGAGCCCGCCGATACCGCCAGCGTTGATCTGTGACTGGGTTGACGCAACGCCAGGCCCTGACGGCTGAGCCGTAACCGCTCCCCGTGGCGGCGGTGGTTTCTTGGCTTGAGCCTGGGCCTGTACTTGTGCATCGCCTGCCATTGCCATCGGACTAGCTCCCCACCGCTCGCGCGGTTGCTGCGATCTTGTTGTCGCCGGACTTGATGCCAACGGTTAGTTGAATCTGGTTTAGCGCTAATCCAGCGCCAGCGACAGTGGTTTCAGGCTGGCTAATCTCGAATCGAATAGCCTCACATTTCTGCGTCGCTGGTCTAATTTCAAATTGGACGTTGTTGCCATTAGCGATCATCGCGGTCGACAGAATGGTGTGCGACTCCGCGTAGGTGCTCGAATAGTTGAAGCCAATACGCACCAGCACAGTAGTCGCAGCCTGCGCGGCGGGGAAAGTGCCGATGACAAGCGCCTTGTAGACGCGGCCAAAGCCCTGAATACCGCCCATCGGCACCCACGCGGACGTAGCCTTGAACGCCGGAACCTGCGTCGTGCTCACGTTCGCATCGATGTACGTGCCAGCCGTCTCGCGGTAGACCGCTGGCGTCGTCGACGGCGTGGCCGTCGGCAGCAGGTAGCGCAGTCCGTTGATCACCTGCACCGAAGATCCGCCGCTGTTTTGATCGACAGACCAGCGCGGCTCTACGCCGGCCTCGGTGGTGAAGAACGTCAGGACAAGCTGCGTCCCATCGGCTAGCAGATAATAGACCGTGTCGTTGAGCTCGTCGTATGCCGCGTCAATGACGGCGGATGTGTAGTCCTCGACGCTCGCGCCGATGTACTGAGCGCCAAGGTCGGCCCCGATCATGTAGAAGCCCTTCACCGAAGCGAATACGATACCATTGGCAGTGGTCACGACCGAGCGCGGCGAAGTGCAACCGAATCGAGACACCAGCGGCTGGAATTCTGAAAGCGTGTCGTTTTGGCCGGTGACGTCGGCGCCGTCGCCCTGGGCTACAAAGATTCCGTGCTCTTTGAAGGCGAACCATTTGTCGAGATAGGACGCGAGCGCATAGATGCGAGCGCCACCGGCCGCCACATACTTGCCGACGCCCTGCATGAAGCTCGGTCCGTAGCCGGCAACGATTGGCTTGCCCTCGAGCACGAAAGTTGGGTTGTCGCCTTCGACTGCAAGGCAGCGGCGGCCGTTCGATGCAATCGCAATTGGAGCGCTTGGCGTGTAGTCCTCAAACACTCCGCCAACCGTGTACATCGCAGGCTCTACGGCTATCGTGGCATCGGCAATCGTTAGGCTGACACTGAGCACCGACGTTGTCGACGGCGTCGCACCGGTAGCAGTGCAGCTGTACGAGCGGTAATAGACCTGAGACTCATTGACCAACGTGCGATGTGGCACGAAGCGCAGGTGACCATAGGACGCCAATCCGTCCGGCAGGCGATACGCTTCATAATTCACGATGAACGCGCACTGCGTACCCGACAGGGTGCCGGTGACTGGTAGAGCAGGCGCACTTCTCCGCACGCGGCCAGTCTTGTCGACGTATTCAAGAACACCGCTAATCGCGTACGATCCAGCCGTCATGCTGCCGCCGCTCGTCGTCGTGCTCACGCTGATGATGTTCGGCGCGAGCAGTGGCGCCAACGGCAATGGCCCTTCGCTCGCGTTGATGAACGAACCATAGCCGCCGGTGATCAGCGTCTCATCTCGAACGCTCGTCGGCAGCCAGCCTTTTGTGATGGTTGTCGACGCGTGGCGCACCGAATAGAGCGCGTGCGTGTCACCAGTAAGAGCATCAAACGAGCTTGAAAGCCGCTGTTTTGCGGAAAGCATCGTAACGAAGTTGCCGCCTCCCAGATACTGCATGCTTGGTGCGCCGTGATGCATGCTGGCGCCATACGGGGTGGGGTTCTGTCCGTAGAACGCGCGGCCCACGACGACGGCGCACCGCACGCTTTCCGACGCATTTAGCCGGGCATCTGACATGCGCATCAGAAATGCTGACTGTTGCGTGGTGTCCGACCGATACAGGAACCACCCAAACGCTGCGCTAGATGTCGCGACCCCGGCAGCGGACGCGGTCGTATTTGAGGCCACGGCCCAGCCAGAGATCATGGACATGCCCACAACGGTATCCAGCAAGACCGGCGTATTGCTCGAGTTGAACTGATAGATCTCGGTGCGCGTGGTGAGCGAATCCGCGTCACGGAACCCGACGCCAATCATGCCAGTCGGATACGTGTGGTAGCTGATGCCATTCAACCGATAGACGTCGGTTGCCGTTACCGATGTCGCCTGAGTTGCGGCGAACAACGTAGAGCCTTCTCCGTACACGCCAGAGAACACGCCCTTGCCCGCGCCGGTGTCATGGTACATCAGCCGAATGTAATTCGTGCCTGACGCGTTGGTCACATTGCGGTTATTCACTTCCGCCAAGCCAACGTGCTGAAGATTTGAAATCGACCCGGTGATGGTGAGCGCGCCGTACCGCGTGGGCGAAGCGCTTTCAGGGAACTGATAGCTGTTCAGCGTGATTTGCGTGGCAGACGAGGCGTTAGCAAACCACAGAAGGCCAGTCGGTACGCCGGGTGTCACGTATCGCGTGGTAACCGAGTCAAGCGTTGCGACGATGGCGCTTGCAGTATTCACCGGCAGAGCCGCCGGCGTGGTAAGAACCGTCAGCCCGTAAGTAGCACTGAAGCAATAGAGCTGTGCAGAGGCGGAGGCGTTGCTGATGAGCATCGCCCAGTGGTTGCCGCCGGCGGGATTTGCAACGAGCTTTGGATCAAACCCAAGCACCGGCGTGAGGCTTTGCAGCAGGTTGCCGCTCGCACTGTCTCGGATCGAAACACACACAACATCGGACGATGAGCTGTTTTTGTCGGTCATCGCCACCGCGTACATGCTCGCGGCGTCCGCTCGGTCAAATGTCAGCGTACCAGCCGATGGCCCGGTCTGACTGAAGGTCCCGACATTTTCGACGAAGAGTTCGGCCGCCGGCATTGTCTGCCCGTGGCCATCGGGCAGCGTGATTCCGCCGCTTGAATCAACGCGGTACGCAAACGGTGCGCTAGCGTCGAACGCCCCGGAAACGACCAGCAGCGCGCCATCATTGCTCAGTAGCCGCAGGCTCTGCGCGGGCGGAGTGCCAAGCAGCGCTTGCCCATTGCGACGATCTACGCGCCCGGCCTTATTGAACCGCGCATCGTAGAGCTCGGCCATGCGCGTGCGCACAACCAGCTTCTCGTCTGACTTTTGATCGAGGCCGCCGAAGCCGAAGTCCAGCGTGATGACTTGCTTTGCGAGTGCCATCAGCCACCCACCAGCAAGCCCGTGACGCGGCCGTATGGCGACTCGGCACTCGATAGCCGGTTGAGCGAAAGCGCGCCGTTCCCTCCATTGAGGTTCAGCGAGCCACCGCTGTTTTGATATGCTATCACCTGCACGTAGTCGCCAGCCGTCATGCTGACAACACAGCTCAGGTTTAGGAATGCGTACGAGCCGCCCGGCACCAGCGCCTGCCCATACACCCCTGACCCGTTTTTGCTGATCCAGGCTTGTCGGTATCCGGCGGCAGACGTGTCAAATGGGACGGTCGCATTTATTGCGTACCTGCCAGCCTCCGAGACCGTCACTCTGGTGCTCAGACTAGCCGCCCACGTGGCGACGGAACCAACACTAAGAGAGACGGTGTCGAACGCCATTGCGGTGTATGGTGGAGCCGCCGCGTTGGGGATCGACTGGTTTGCCGTAGCGGATAGCGCCACGTAGGGAGTCGTGTGCGCCAAATCAAAATTGACTGTGATTCCAAGGAAGCCGTCGGTGCGCGTGAGGTTCAGCACCGGCAGCGAGTCGATCTTGCGCGCGACGTTGTTTGACACGCCGCCGATTGCCGTGAGGCTAACCGCTCCGTGCGGATAGAACGCGATCGGCGTGCACTTGAGCGGGTTGGTCACTCTCGTTTCGACGCCATGCTGCGCGTCGAAGGTGATCACCGCCGCGTTCTGGTTGTCGCGGAACGTGAGCCCGTTGCCAAGCATGCTCTTCAGGTCAAAGAGCACCTTGGGAAGACCGTCTCCAGGTGACCAAACGGGCTTCATCGCGGATACCCAAGCCACTGGAAGCGGCGCCACGCGTCTTGGCCTTGAACGTCCTGCACGGTCTGCGGCTCACCGGCGTCACGATTTGGCGCGCTGGCAATGATGCGCGCCTCCTCCTTGGCTAGCGCATTGATGAGGATCGACGCGTCTTCCTCAAGCTTGTCGCGGATGGCGATCGCAGCGTCGAGCACCGCGTATTCGCTCCACCCGTTGACGTCGTCGAATGTGTCGGTGGTGAGGCTCAGCGCCGTCGCCGACTTGACCCACACGATTTCCATGCGCGTTGCCGCGGTGGGGATCGGGAGCAATGACAGGTCGGTGCCAGTGATCTTGTAGCGGTAGGTTTGGCCCACCGTAAGATTTGAATTCGTCGCGCGAATCGAGTTGCGCTCGCGCCACCCGTAAGGCTTGCAGTCGGCAAAGCCGTTCGAGGACATCTGCGAGAGCGCGAGCAACTTGTAGTACGTGCCGCTCGTCAGCGCCGACAGTGAATAATTCTCTGTGCCAGCCGTCGTGACGAACGTCACCGACGTGGCGTTGTAGTCCTCGCCCAGAGAGCGCGCCAGCAGGTCGTCAAGCTTTCGCTTGGCGACGTTGATCAGGTTGTCGAGCTCAGGATCTGTGACTGTCTGAGTTCCAACCTGGTCGGCGCGTTGCCGCACCCTGGCGCGCATCTCTGAGAGAGTGACCTGCATGCTCTACTCGTCCTTGCAGCACTCGATCGCGCTTCGCAGCGCATCGAATGCCGTTTGGAAGTCACCCGACTTCATGGCCGAATACATGCCCTTGAGCGCGTCCGGGCCCATGCCCGAGCTGCCCTCGTCCTCCATGTCTTCGTCCTCTTCGTCCGGCGGCCCCTTCTTGTTCTTCTTGAGGATCGTGAGCGCGATGTCCTCGGGCTCTTCGCCGATCACGTCGCACCCGTGGTGCCGACCGCCGCGGCGCTCCGACGCACCTTCAGATACACGTGCGCCTTGTTGCCCGTGCTCGCGGGCACGTTGATGGCAGTCGCCGCGCTGGTCACCGCCTCGTTGATGGCCCAAATGACGATCGTCCCAGCCGTGGCGCTAATCGGCCCAAGACGCAGGTCGATTTGGTTTGCGGTGATCGACTCTTGCGAGACGCCCGCCGCAATGACCTCCGGGAATCCACCTGCAAACGTCGCGGTGTATTTCCCGGTGTCGCTCAGCGTGACGCTGACGCCGTAGCCCTTGATGGTCGATGCGCTGACCGAGCTGTTGCCGTTGAACGCGAAAGAGAACGAAAGGTCGACGGTTTCAATGCCGAGCCCCTTGATGTTCTCAAACCGCCGATTTCCAAATGCTGGCATGGTTCATTCCTCCTTTTGGTCAGTGGATTAGAGGGCGACCGTGGCGAGGCATTGACCGGGGCGCTCGAGCACCAGGTTGGTGATCGACATCCAGTCGACGATCCAGGCGTCGGCGCTCGCGGCGCTGCGCACCATGGTCGAATCGCCAGCTTTGCGGACGCCGATCGGCTCGCCGAGCGAGACGACCTTGTGGCCGGTCATGTCGCAGACGAACGCGTAGCCCTGCGGGCAGGCCGGATCGCTGTAAACCGTGATATCGCCCTGGCTGCAGGCGAACATCACGGTCTTGAAGCCAAACTTCGCCGTGCCGCCCTGATCACGCATGACCTTGCCGGCCGCGACTTTCTGCAGGAGCAGAACGTCGGCCGGGTTCATGAAGATCGAGTCGGGCATGCCGCCAAGGCTCACAAGCTGCGTGATGCCGTTTTGCAGCTGCTCGTCGATCGGAGCGCTGAGCGGGTTGGCCACGTACTGGCCGCGCAACCGGCGCTCGTCGGTGGAGCGAGTGACGGCCTGGAAGGACACCGTCAGAGACGCGGTGGTGGCGGGCGACCAGCCGAGCAAACCGGTAACAACAACCGGGGTGGTCGCGTTGTTCTGCGCGTCACCCGAGTTGCTGTACAGGTAATCGGCGCTCGCGACGTCAGTGATCGACGCGTTGAGCACGCCCGAGAACACCAGAGACGCGGTGGTCCCGTTGTCCTGGATGCCGACGATCACGGCGCCCGTGGTCGACGCCGGCAGGCCGACGCGAATCAGACCGCCATCGGTCTGCGAGGACGCGACGATGTCGCCCACCTCGAAGTTGAACGCATCCGCGCGGTTGGCAAGCGCCTGCACGGTGGCGGCGGTGCTGGACCCGCCGAGCTGGCCGATCGAGCCGGTGCCGTTGCGGTACAGCTTCAGGGCCAGCGACTTGCGCAGCGCCGCGATGGCCGCATCCTGCGATTGCTTGAACGCGCTGATGAAGGCGCCCGGGTCGGTGTCGGCTTGGCGCCACAGCTTGGAGCTGATCGCGACGGTCGCGTAGTCCTCGACGTACGGCGTCTGGAAGGCAACGGCTGGAGCGACTTCGGTGATGCTGTTTTGCGTGAAGGCGTACGACGCCGAGCGCCGAACGTTGGCACCGTTGAGCACGGGCTGAACGTAGAAGCGGCCGCCCGCTTTTTCCTTCTTCACTTTCTCGAGGTACGGGAACTGCTTGAACAACATCGATTCAAGCTTCCCGGGGGCGTACCACTCCTTCAAAACCTTATCGAAAAGGGTGCTAGTCAGTGTCATTTTGCTACTCCGTCAGGCCGCTAGGCCGATTGTTTTAAGAGTCGTAGTGCGGTGGATAAGAACTCTTTGTTCTCGTCCGTCCCCTGGCTCTGGCGGAGATCGGCTTGGCGCATGTCGCCTGATAGCGTGGTCGTTTTGGCCTCGGGTGCAGCCAGCGCTTTAGCTCCAGCGAATGGCTTCATTTCCTCGGCTAAATGGGCCTCGACCTGGCGGCATGCTTCCTTGATGTCGAGGTCTTTCCCGTATTGCCTGTGATGGCCCACTAAGAGACTGATCACGATCTCCGGGCCTTTTTTGTGGCGCGACAGGGTGTCGAATTCCTCGATGTTTTCTTTGATGACTTTGGTGGTCTGCTCGGTCAGCTCGCGGTGCGCAGTAGCGATGCGCTCCTTCTTGCTCGCGGCTTCCGCGTCGGCCTTGGCTTTGGCGTTGGCAGCATCGATCGCGTCTTGCCGAGCTTCGATGCGCGCGAGCCGATCTGCTTCCGCCTTCTGTGCGGCGGTGGGCGCGTTCGGGTTTTTGTCGAGGCGATCGACGTAGTCGTGATTGACCTCGCTGATATCGAGGCCAAGCTTCTCGAGCGCTGCCAGCCGGTCAGACTTCGCCAGCGTCTGCAGCTCATCGAGCATCGCAGCTTTCGCCTGCGCTGCCTCAAGGGCGGCGGCGGTTGCTGCGGCTTGCTGGCGCGATTGCTGGCGGGCTTCACGGCGCGCGCGCTCCTTGGCTGCTACGGCGGCCCAATCGGTTTTGGGCTCTGGCGTGGGCTCCGGCTTGGCTTCCGCCGGAGGGGGCGGCGCTTCGGCTTTCGGGGTGTCAGTAGAGGCACCTTCGGCCGGCGTGAATGCCACATCGGCCGGCGCTGCTTCGGGCGCTGGCGCGTCGGGCGTAACAACGTTGAGGGTTGCGGCAAACGCGGCAAAATCGGCGGAGTCGTCACTCATTAGGCGGCCATCATCTCTGGTTGGGGCGGCGCCATGTCTGTCGGCGCCGGCGGTGGTGCGGGTGGTGCAGCTTTGGCTTTCTCGGAGTCGATGAGCGCGATCGTCTCATCGAGATACTTGCGCATGAGGTCGAGCTTGGCCTCTTCAACGTCCTCGGTGCGCGCGCGTGCGTACGCCTCCTTGAAGACCTTCTTGCCGAGCTCGAGCCCGTCAATTCCGTCGTAAGGCTGCGGCGCGAGATAGACGCCCTTATCGAGCATCAGCTCAATGATGCGCTCGAAGTTGTCGCGGTTGGCGTTCTCGAGGTCGAAGACGCGTTGCAGGTCGGGGAAGTTCAGCAGCGCGCGCGCCTCGCTGGCGTCGATCAGCTGCGCACTCATCAAGTCCTTGACGTCATCGAACGCGGCGCCAGGCGTGCGGCTCAGGAATGCCGTCGCAAAGAGCTGGATCGTGTAGTCGTCCTTCTCAAGACGGACGTCGGCGTAGCGCAGGCGCTCGGCGTCGCGCGTGCCGTGGAAGACGGTCGAGTAATCCGGGTCCTCTTCAAATAGCTGTTCGGCGCAATCGATGAAGCGCTTTGCGAGATCGAGAAAAAGGTTCTCGTACCGCACGCTAATCGGCGCCAGGCGGTCGGCTTGGATGTCCGACGCCTCGCGGATGGCCTTGCCGCTATTGAGCCCGGGTTGCTTCGAGGCAAACGCAGCTTGCTGGCTCAGGCCAGTCAGCTCGAAAGCCTTGTTGTACATGTTTTCAAACCACGCGTAGACCTCAGGCGGCATCACCTGCGACGTCCACACCTCGGGCTTGAACGGCGGCTGATACTTGAGGATCGTGCCCCACGCGTTGGTGATGTGGTGCGGGCTCAAATCGCCGCCGTTTGCCAGCAGCACGCGCGGGTTCGCGAGCAGGTGAAGTGATCGGCTGATGTTGGTGAACCAGCGCGAGACCTCGACCTGCAGGCCCATGATCTGGTGCACGATGCCTTGCCCGTAGAAGCCGGTCGGCATCTCGGACCAGCGCCAGATCACGATCGGAAAATACTCGTGCTTGTACGGCTCGCTCAGCAGCGTTGCGCCGGGGATCGAGATGACGTGCTTGCCGGGCGTCTTGCCGTTGGCGAGGCTCCACGTTTCGTAGACCTCGACGACTTGCGACCATTGCGAGACGTTGGAGCCGACCGGGATCAGCGCGTCGATCTCTTTCACAAACTTCTTGAAGCGCTTCTTGAGAATCGCCTTGCTGACTTCTTTGCAGTGCGTCAGCTCGCGCGGCGCAGCATCGAAGGCGAGGTTTTCGTCGACAATCAGCTCGGACGCCAGCACACGGTCTGCGCAGATTTTTCCGTTGTGGACGTAGATCTTGCAGGCGGCGGTTCCGAAGATGCCGGCGTCTTTGACCATCTGCGAGCCGAGCGCGTAGGCCCGCGTCCGATCGAACTCGCCGTCAACGAATTTCTGCAAGCGCTGGCATTTGCGCTTCTGCGACCACGACGCGCCGACGCTCTTGAAATACGGGCGGGGTCGCGTGCTGCCTGCGATCTTCGCCTCGGCGGTGTCGACAAGCGGGCGCGCCAGATTCACGGGAACGGCCTGCTGTGCGTACAGCGGAGAGCTTGCGACAGTGGACCGCGACGACAGGATCGAGACGTCCTGGCAATCGGTGTACATGCCAAGGAAGACCTCGAACCACGACAAACGCGAGTCGCGGTAATTGGTCTTCAGCTCCGTAAGGTACGGGATGAGGGTGATGTGCTCGGTGCCGCTGGCTACTTCGGTCCAGTGCTCGGTCAAGTCGTCTTACCCCACGCGGTTTTCCCCTGCGCGGAGTAGTGGCGAAGCTCGGGCGGCAGACCAGAGATATTCTGGTCCTCTTCCTGATCTTCGGCTTGTTTGACGGGCTCTGGCAGCTGCAGACCGTAGACGACGGACACGCCTTCGGCTTGCAGAGACTGCAAGCCAAGGCTTAGCCCAAATGAGATCAATCCCTTGATCTCGTCTAGAGTGAGCGCCACGATCGCCACCGTGCACAATAATTAGGCACCTGGCAAATGCTTTTGCTAATTACCAGGGATCGCGCCCGCTATTTCCCCAAGGGTCTAGCATGTCTTTAGGCTGGCTCGCGCGTACGTGCGCCTCGCGAATAGCGGCTTGTTGCGCGTCGTAGAACGATTTGCTGCCCTCGGCGGGTAGCTCTTCGGGCTCGTGCTCGGTGTACGCCGACGCTCGCAAATAGGCGTAGAGCAGCGCATCGCATCGGTCGTTTGGCTGGCCCTGGTTCTCGCGCACGCCTCGGGCTTTCTGAGCCCATTGCAAGGCACGCATCTGGCCAACCACCTCGAAGTGTCGTGGCACCTCGAGCAAGCCGCGGCGAAAGTCCGCGTTCATCTGCGCAATCGCCTTGGGCTTGTAGCCTGGCGCCTTCGGTGTCGCCTCGAGCGGGATGCCGTGGCGGTTTTGAATCTCGAGCACGGATTGCTTGGCGGCGCCGTCGACCATCGTCACGAGCGGGCGATAGTCGGCCTGCAGCTGCTTGATGCGCTCGGCGACGCTGGTCAGGTCTAGATCGTCCTCTGCCTCGTCGACCAGCACCTGCAGCTTCTTGGAGCCAGCGCGCCAGCCGAGGACCGAGAACGCGCTTTCATCGGTGGCGCCCAGGTCGACGGCCATCACGGTGTACGTGTACGCGCTCGGGGCATCGATGAGGTTGTGGTCCTCAATGCGGTAGACGCGCGCAGACAGGTCGGCGACCCACTTGCCGAGCCACTCGCGCTGGTAGATCGGATCGTCTTTGCTGTAGCCGAAGCGTCGCAGCACTTTGGCCAGGTAGTCGTCGGGGTCCTTCCACGCGGGGTTGTCGCGCAGCTCGAGGAAGTGCCGCGAAAACTCCATCTTCGGATCGGTGTACGCGCGGTAGAGGTAGCCCTCTGGCTGCGGGCCAGGCGTCGAGCACAGATAGAGCTGGCCGCCCCGGATGCCGAGCGCCGCGGAGCAGCAGTCCTCGACCAGGTACTTGAGCACGTCGTCGGCGAAGTTGGCCGCTTCGTCGATAACAATCAGGTTCAGCGTCTGGCCACGGATTCTATCCGCGCGCTTCTTGTCGGGCACACCGATGAGCCGCAGAATGCTGCCGTCGGGCGTGCGCGTCTCGAGCAACGTTTCGTGGTGATTGGCGTCGGAAAGGCCAAATTCTTTGGTGGCCTCCTTCCAGCGGTCCCAGAACGTGTCTCGCGCCCGGTCGCGCGTCGGCATGATAAAGTAGGTGATTGACCCAGGCGTGCCGAACATCATCTCGGCGATCTTGAGGATCGCTTCGGACGTCTTGCCGCTCTGGCGCGTCGAGATGACGCAGATCTGCGCGCCGCGGTCGTCGTGCAGCGCTCGCTGCCGTGGTGAGAGCTCGCGCCGTCGTGCTGCGAGCAGCTTGCTGTGCTTGCTGCCGCTCACCCGCCGGGCGATCTTTCGCTCAGCCTGCAGCCGCGCAAGCCGTTCGGCGGGGAATGCGGGCATGGCCTATTGCGAGCGCTCGCGCGCTTTGTCGAAGGTGTCGTTTTCGTCGAGCACTTCGGGAAGACCGTCGATCTTGGAGCCAAGCGGGACGGCGAGAATGCTCACGTCTCCGTGTCCCGGGTGCAGGTCCTCGGTTGCGCCGTAGAAGTTGTCCGGGCGAAAGAACGGGCTGGCGAACCAGAAGAGCTGATATCCCCGATTCTTGATCCACGCGATGACGCCAGGGTCGGGCTTCTTGTGCTCGACGAACAGGACCGGGTGATAGCGCTCGACCGTATCGGCAGCGCCGTCGAGCACGTTGAACTCCATGCCCTCGACGTCGATCTTGATGAGGTTGCAGCCCGGCAGTTCCAGCCCGTCGATCGTGATGATGTCGACGTCATCGCCGTGCTTGTCGAGCGGGTTGAGGTCAAGCGCTCCGTAGTTCTGCGGCGTGTTCGGATCGAGGATCGGCACGTGGATGGTGCCGGCCTCGTCGCCAACCGCCGCTCGCATCGTGGTCACATTGGCCAGCGAGTTGAGCACCACGTTGGCGCTCAGGTACGCATACGGCCAGCGCTGCGGCTCGAAGGCGATGACGTGGCCCTTCGGACCGACCGCCTTGGCGAATGCCAGCGTGTGCGTCCCAATGTGCGCCCCGACGTCGAGCACCATCGCTCCTGGCTTGAGGATCTGCAGCAGGCAGCCTGACAGCTCGTGCTCGGCCCACTCGCCGTAGGTCGCCAGGCTCAGGCCGATGACACGATCGTTGTGGTTGTAGGCCAGCAAGCCGTGCTTGGTCTCGCGCAGGGTGGTGAACGCCGTCTGTGTGAGTTCAATCCGTGTGTACTCAAGGTCCGGATCGTCGCCGTACTCCCCACGGTTGTAGTCCAGCACTAGACCGGCGCCTTCGGCGGGCGGCCTGGCTTGCGGCGCAGCGGTTGCTCGGCCGGTTCTTCCCCGGCAGGAGTATCGGCCCCCCGTTCCTGCTCTTGCAAGCGCGCCAACGCTGCAGCGCCGGGCGCTAAGACGACGTCGGGCTCCACCGCGCACGAGTCGACGCGCCCATGCGGAACCAACACGTTCTTGTCGAAGCGCGTGATCACGAAGTGGCCACACGGCAGCATGCGGATCTGAGTGTGCGCGTCGGCAACCCAGAACTGCTCACCTTTCAGCTCGTTGAGCGGGGTGCTGGTGCGTAGTCGGAGGATCTTCATTTAGCCGCCTTGTTGACCTCTGGCATCAAGTACCAGGGTACGTGTGTCCACTGCTTTGGAATGAATCCCGTCAACGCGCAGCCGAATGCGTACACCGCCGGTGCTGACTTGCTAATCCCCGCGTGCGCAAATAGCGCCTTGCTGACGCCCTGGCGCTGAAAGTCGGCCTTTGTCTGCACGTAATAGAGCACCGGAGTAGGGCCGCGCTCGCACAGCAAATAGCCGAGGATTTGATCGTGGTCGTCTGGATTAGCGGCTACGAAGCAGTCCGCGCGCTTGGCGATGCGCTCTTGAACCGGGCGAAAGAGCTGATCATAGAGCGTGTACAGCGGCGCAACGCCCTGGCGACTCCAGTGCAGCGAGGCCTTTAGCTTGGCGTGGCTGTCCTTGCTCCACGCGTGCCGCACGTAGACGATATCCGACTCGGTTGCGTGGCGGATCAGGGGCTTCATTTGGCCTTGGGAATCCTGCGCAAGAACGGACTCTGCTCGTCGACCAAGTCTTCGACAACGCCCGGCGGCTGCCTGCCGAAGAACAGCTGTTCCTCGCGCGTCCGTTTGTACGCGCCATATGTCCATCTGAGCAGCGCGTTGAGATGATCACCTGGACTGCGGCGCTCCCCTGCAATGCGATCGATGATCGCACGGAACGCCGCTTGGTGGCTTTTCGGTTTTGCGTATTGCTGAAACGGCTCTGCTTGCGGTGGGCGTGGCTTGGCTCTCATGCCTTCCCCTTGTTGCGCCTCTGCAGCGCATCCACTTCGTCGTCTGTGAGCTTGGCCAGCGCCAGCTCGGCCTTGCGCGCATCCTCGCGGCACGTCATGATCGTGCGCGCCAACACGTCGAGCGTCTTGATGTCGTCGCCGCTGAGCCGATAGCCCTGCTCAACGTGCTCGGCGAACGCTGCGATCTGCGCCCGCGCCATAGCCTCGATGTCCTCGAGGATGTCACTCACTCCATCGCTCGCTTGGCGCCTGATAGCGCACGGGCTTGTTTCGGCTCATTGCAAGGCGACGATAGCCGAGGCCAGCGATCACCTTGCCAACCGTGCAGACGCCTGACTGGTCATCGGCGATCTTGCACTCGCGCGCCAGCAGCTTGGGAGTGAGGATCTGCCCACCGAGCATCACGACGCCTGCGCCGTCAACGGTCGTGCGGGTCAGCACCGCTTTGACCTTGGCGACGATCGGGCTGTCGTACTCGTTGAGCGACTGAAACTTGATGCTACGCAGAGACTTGATTGCGGCGACTAGCTCTGGTTTGCTAATAGGTCCGCTAGCAAGCGCGATCAGCTGCTCTATTCGCTCCGCTATTGGCTCTCTAACCCGTTGCGCTGTCACTTAGTGTCACATAGTATAGCGCTAATGCGACTTCAAGCCATCAGTCCTAACGCGCCGCATCAATACCGCTTCGATGTGCTAATCGCTCAGCTGGGTGGACTAGCGGCCACCGGGATGTCGGTGCGCAATAGCCCTACTGGCGGCAGCGAGTTTCAGGTGGTGGTGCTAGCCGAGGCGCTAGCGGCGGCGGGCTATAGCGTAGGCGTCGCTAGTCCGGTGTTTGCGTTTAGCCTGGTCAACGGCGTGACCTATCTGCCGGTGCACGAGCTGCACGGAAGGCCTGACCCCTACGGCGTGCGTCATCCCAGTGCGGCTGTGTCGTGCGATGTTCTCGTCTGCGAGCGAACCGGAGGCATCCCGCCTGGCGTATCGTTCAACCGGCTCGTGTTCGACCTGCACGACCTGCCAGATCCGCGGCTCGAGTACGTCATTGAGCGAATGCACGAAGTCGAGGGCGCGCAAGTCGTCGTGCACTCGCCGTTCATGCGTGGGCTGCTCAGCGACTGGCCTCGCCTCAGCGTCATCCCATGCATGCTGCCTGACGACTTCTACGGCCAACCCAAGCCGGTGAAGCTGGTCGAGAAGTCTCGAAACTACGTCTACGGCTCGGCGGCGATGAAGGGATTGGAGCCGACCATCGCGCTCTGGAACGAGCTGAAGCGAACCAAGTCGTACCACTTCAAGAAAGCGACGCTGACCATCACGAGCCCAGGCTATGACAGCTTCGATCCCAAGCTGCTCGACGGTGCCAAGGACGTGCGCGTCTATCACGGCCTATCGCCTGCGGGCATGCAAGTCCTGCTCGGCGCCAGCGATGGGCTGTTCATGGTCAGCACGTACCCAGAGACGTTTGGCATCGTCATGGCGCAGGCCGAGATCGCTGGCGTCCATGCGCACGTGCTCCAACTGCATGGTCAGACGGACGCATTGCACACGACGCTGGCCAACCCCGATACGCTGTTTCGCGAATCGGCGGCGTTCGTCGCTTCGTTCGGCCAGCCACTACCGACGCGTCCCGCCCATGACTATCGCGTCTCTACCCACCTGCCAGCCTGGATCGACGTGCTTGGCCTCACCAAACAACAGGAGATTGCCGCTTGATCAACGCAGCTATCAGCGCTCGCCCGCCTCGCCTCAAAGTGCCCGACGAAGTGGTCACCGATTTCTTGGCGACGATGCGCAAGACCGAATGCTTCGAGGACAAGGACATCGAGTGGGTCGAATCGATCCTGACGCGCCCCGATCACTCGGACGGCTACGCTCAGCTGACCAGCCCGTTCGTGTTCTCGCGGCAGGACCAGGCCGAGAACCTCTACGCGGTCTGCAAGTCGTTCAACGAGCAGCGCGACAAGCTTACCGCGGTCGAGCTGCATGATGCGCGCATGGTGCTGTCTCGCCTGCTCTGGTCCAAGCGCGTCAGCATGTACAAGCAGCAAAAGGTGATCGTCGCGCTCCCGCAGCGCAAGCAGCACCCGAAGTACCCCGCGCCGAACCTCGAGAACTGGGAAGGGGCAGGGCAGCACGCCTCGGCTCAAATGCTGGCGGTCTACGGGCTCGACTACGTGGCGGCGCGAGTCCAATGCGTCAAGCAGGCGCTCGCCGACGTTGACGCCACGCACATCTTCTTCGTCGATGATGACGTCCTGATCCCAAAGGACGCGCTTCGCACGCTGCTGTCATTCGCGCTGCCATCGGTCGCTGGCATCTACGTCAAGAAAACGCCGGCCCTGCAGACGAACACCACGACGAGCGGCGAGCACCCCGAGCTGATCTACTCGCAGCAGCTGGTCGAGCCCGAGGTGGGCAAGCTCGTGCCGGTTCCCACGTCGTGCGTTGGCGGCGGCATGTGGCTGATGTCGCTGGACCTGTTCCGCAAGATCCCGGAGCCATGGTTCGAGATGCTGCGCGCGCCTGACGGCAAGGTCGTTGTGGGCGAGGACAGCACGTGGTGTCAGAAAATGGCGGCCTATGGTGTCACGACCTACGCAATTCCTGGCGTCATCGGTGTGCACTGCGATTTCGCGACAGGCGATCAGTACGCGCCCCATGATATTGTCGACCCCACTACGCGGCGCATTCGCCCCGAATGGCGCGAGAAGTATCAGTCGTGGCCCGAGGGCCTGAATACCTCAGAGCTCGTCGCGGGAGACGTGGTGGACTATTTCGGCAAAAACGCGGCAATGAAAGCGGCGGGGGTGTTGAAGTGATCGCTCTTTGGCTGCGCTTGATCGCGCTGTTTCATCGCCGCAAAGCCGCGGATGACCTGCCCGAAGGCCGCTACCGCATCAAGTGCAGCTGGTGGCGCAAGTGGTTGCTGCACCGGGCTCTGATCTGGGCGACCTATGGCAGCCCGCGCAAGGCGTCATTTTGCTGGCGGCTTGCTCGGATCTGGGCCAACGAGAAGACCGAGATGGCCTGCGCTGCCTATTGCGGGCAGCTGCTCATGATGGGCGACTGAGCGTCGCAATCATACCGATACAGGGCCATTTGGGCATAATTGGGCGACTTGTATCGGTGCGATTCGCTCACGGCCGACCGCCCGGCAGTCTGCCCCAGACGTGCGGCTCCCACGAGCTGACCGAGGCGAAGCCCTTCTTGTACGCCTCCGCCATGGCCGCAGTGACACGAATCGACATCACCTCGTAGATCGCGAGGCACTGATCGCAGTCGCACGGCTCGACCTGCTCGGGCTCGCGTTTCCTCGCCCTGTAGCTGCGCCGGCGTCGGTGGCGGCTCATGGCGCACGCTCGAAAATCTTGCTGCAATGCACGCACTTACGCATGCGTGACTCCATCACAGCACGGATATAGAGAAGCGCGTATGCACGCCGCCTCGTCCCACGGCGTAACCACCATGTGCTCCATGGGAGCCACACCTCGTGCACGTGCGGCCATTCCTCGGCGCTCCACTGCCTGCTGAATCGAATCATACAAACACCGGGCTGTGCGGGATCTTAAAGCCGCTATCCTGGCGCGACAGGCAAGCCTGCATTCCGCGGCCCTTCATCGCCACCCCCAAACAAAGAACGCCCGCAGCATCGCATCCACCGCCATTTGTTCGCTCCAAAGCACCCCGGTCGGCGTGCCCAGTCGTTGCAGTTCCGCTATCCGCGCCCGCTGGTCGTCGGAGAGGTTGTCGCGCTTCTCCGGCGTCTTGATCTCCCACTCGCCGTAGTGGCCACCGTCTGCGATGACGCGCAGGTCAAGCCAGCCCGGTTTGCCAAACTGGACATGGCCGCGACGCCCGACGCTCTGCCGCTCGACGGTGCCACGATTGCCGAGCATCGTACGCATGACCGTGACGATCTTGGCCTGTACGTCGCCCTCTGGCGTGCGCTTTCTCACTCGTCGCCCACGGCCGCCGCTGCGAGTGCTCGCGTTGGAGCGGGCACCTTGTCGTCGCTGGCGATGTCCCTGAGCACGGCGCGTAGGCTGTGAATCTCGTCGATGTGCCAGTTGAACCCCTGGTTTGCCTCGCGCATCTTGCGCACCTGCTCGGCGGTGAGGCGCTGGCTATCTGCGACTTTGCGAGCCATGTGAGCGGCCAGGTCAAAGTGGTAATCGTGCCCCTGCAGGGTGGAATTATTCATACATTGGCCGCCGCGTCCAAGCGGTCGAGCTCGGCATATTTGACCCGCATCCACTCCTCGACGCGCGCCTGTGTGTAGTGCTCCTTGGCGTGCTCCAGGATCTTCGGGATGTCCGTGGCTGGCGTGCCATCGTGTTTGCCGAACGCGCGCCCCATTGCGTGCCAGGAGAAATCCTCAAGCGGCCAGCCCATCGTGTAGTGCAGGTGGAGCATGCTCATGATTGCCGCGTTGTCGACGCGTCGGCGCTCTTGGGCTGACAGCGGCGGGGGTGGCTCCCACGCAGCCTGCCGATCGCGCCGGGGCATCAGCTCGAGCACTTCGCCGATCGATGGCATCGATCGGGATTCCGTGGCCTTCTCGATTGCTGCCCAAAGCTTCGCACCACGATAGGGGCGCAGGCGCTTCACCCACACGTTAAGGCCCTCGGGCGACAGCTTGCGACCAAAGGCCGCCGCCAGGCTGTTGACTGCGGTGACAATCGGCTCATCGCTCTCGCCTCGCAAATCCATTTTTTCGTCTCTCACTCTCGTTTTTCCTTTCGCGATCCCTCGCGTTCTCGTTTGCGTGCCCGCCAAGCCTCCCAATCGGCCCCACCGTTCTCCCAAACGAGCGGCTCAGGGTCGGATATGGCTGGCGACGATCGCCGATCGTGGGCCCGTTTAAGCTTTCCTAGGTCCGCCTTCGCGGTTTTGAGATCGTAGCCGCGAGAATCGTAATACTCGCTGTCAGTCGCCCAGTAGGTGCGCAGCACATCGATCCAGCCCGGTCCGGCAGCGGCAGCGATATCGCCAAGGCACAGTCGATCGTTGAGCGTCCACTTCGGCGGCGCCGACCACCCTCGTTGAGCCATCGCCGCGCGGTATTCGCTTTCGACCAGCGCAGCCATCGTGGAATCAACCTTCGGAGGCAGCCGGTCAGAAATTGAAACAACAGGGGGCGGGGGGGGCAATGCACGATCGGGGTCGGGTGGGTTTAGATCCACACCACCCCCCACCCCTGAGGGTTCAGTTTCGTAGGGTTCGCTAAAAGCTTTAGGAGAAAGGAGTAAAGGAGGGTTCGTTGCGGGTTGGCCGGGGGTTGGCCCGGGGTTAGCCGCAGCCAACCCCCGGGTTCGATTTTCCGAACCCGGGGGTTGGCTGCGGGTTCGCTTCTTGCCCGAGGCGATTCCCGCCGCTTTTGCCTTGTCGCGGTAGAGTTTGAGCCTGCCGATCTGCTCGGCGTTGCCCCGAATTTCGACGTTCTCTCCGCCGACGTCGTCAGCGAGCTCGGCGCGAATCATTGCATCCAGCAGCCGGTCGCTTTCGGCGCGCTCGTCTATAAAAATCGCCATGGCATCGTAGAACTGCCTGCGGGTGACCTCGGCCATCTCGACGCGCTGCGTGCGATTGTAGGCCAGAGAGAGCAGCCCCAATGCCTCCGGGATGCCGCACTTGAGGATGCGGGCCAGCTTCGGCAGCCGGCCGGTCTTCATGAGATCGTCAATTTCGAGATTTGTCCGCACGCCACCCACACTCGAAAAATTCCCCCCGCGCTGGCCGCGGACCGGGCGGACACAGCCGCGCGGGGGGAATGCCTAAACGTGTGTGCGATGCCCGGTCGCACGGTGAGCTTAAAACCCACGTGGGAGTAATAAGTCATACCTGCCGGACGTGCTCAAGAGCTTGCTTACGATGTGTGTCGAATTGCCACGTTGCGTCAGATTTGCGGGGGCCGGATTGGGTACCGGCCGTCTCGGGCGGGGCTCGGGCTGTGGCTCTTTCCGAGTGTTCGTCCACTTGCCCTTAGCTCGCGCGCACCGCGCGTGCGCCGCCCCGCAATTGGACCTGCGGTTCGTCGTCCATCATCGCGCCAGCGATGCGCATCAGCCGAGTTGCCCGCGCGTGCGGGTGTGCCTGTGCATGTCGCCACATCTTGTGCATGCGCTCGCGCAACGCGCGTAGCTCGGCGCATATCTTCGCCACGTCGTCGGCGTCCTCGTCCTCGGCTGGCAGTTTGAATCCGCCAAAGTTGATCGCGTACGGACGATCTCGCGATATCGCCGGGCACGGGACAAACACCTGTCCGCCGGACAGAACCAGCCGCTTGTGTCCTTCATAACCGCACGACGGACACTTGCTGCGTTTGTCGAAACGCGCCTGAATGATGTCCAGATCGTTATCGTGGATTCCGCTGCTCATCGCGTCAGCTCCTCGACCAGCTTCTCGCGCGCGGCGATGGCCTCGGATTCGGTGTCGTACTCCCCGTTCCACTCGACCGTGGTACGCACCTGCATCGCTGTATCGATAACGAACGGCCCGCCTTCGCAGGCATCGTGCTCTGCAACGTCGAGGCACCCTCGCACCGCGTCCTTCGCGGCTTCGTGCAGCGCGGCGGCCATTGCTGGTGCCGACATTTCGCCGAACATGGTATAGCCGCATCCTGAGCAGTGCCGACACTTCCACATCGCGTCGTGTTGCTCTGTTTTGCCGGTACCTTCGCAATGCGCGCACGAGGTTTTGCCAAGCATCTCTTCAACGAGGTCGACGTACTTCTTCGGCGTGCTCATTTGGCCTCCATGTCTGCAAGATCGTTCAGTGACTCGTCGATGGCATCGCGTAGACGCAGCGCGGCCTCGGCTTTCTCGGCGCGGATTTGCAGCGTACCAATCTCAATACCGCTGGTGATCAGCACGTCAGACGCTTCGTCGAGCTGCTTTCGTAGGTCGTCACGTTCAGCTTCTGCGGCACGGAGCCCGGCCTCCTGTCGCTTGCAGCGCTCGGCCCACTCTTGCTTGGCTTCGTGCAACTGCAGACCGATGCGCTTGCGCTCCTCTTCGAGCGCGTTGTTGTACACCTCGGCACTGTCGAGCCGCTTTTGCAGGGCGTCGCGTTCAGCACGGGCCGGGTGCTCGTCGCATGTACGCCAGTGCTCCTTGTCCGCTTCGCTCTGTTCCAGCAATGCTCCGCAGTGCAGGCACTCGCTGCGCAATTTGTAGAGCCTGACGGTCTCCCGCAGCCGCTCGACCTCGTCCAGCAGCGCGAGCACCGTCTGCGGGTCGCAGGCGGCGATGTACTTGCCGTTGGCGTCCGCGAACTGCTCCAAGCCCGGCACATTGATCTGCGCCACTACCTGACCGTCCGGGTATTCGTCTGGCGCCGCTATCTCAACAACGTCATGCGGCAGGCCTTCGTGTTCTTCCGGGTTGGCCTGACAAGCGGGCACTTCACAGCCGTCGTAGCCGCATTCGATTTCAAAGCAGGTGTACGTCCACGGACCTTTGAAGGCCTTCTCAGCGAGGGACCGAAGTTGCGCCAGGCGTTCGGCGGTGAGCGCGTCAGCCATGGTCGCCCTCAAACAGTTCCCGGTGGTGCTGGCCATACACAACGAAGGCGCGCAAGTTTAGTGTCTTCATCTCGTGTCGAATGTGGGCGCCGTCCCGAAACGGGAGGTCAAGGCGGTCGCGATAGTAGTGCAACGCTCCATGAATCTTCGTCAGGCCGAGTGTTGCAAAGACAAGGTGATCGCAAAGGTGTCGGTAGACCAGACCATACTCGGCGCGCAGCTTCTCTGGGTCGGCGGTGTCCTTGTAGCGAATTTCCAGTCGCGGCACTGGTAAGCCGTTGTTGTCATGCTCTTTCAGCTTCTTGGTTGGGTGCCTCACGTGCCGGCTCCTTTGGCGCGGGCGCGGATGGCCTCTGGCGCCCACACCATAGTTTTCTCGGCTATGCGAGCGCACGCCTCGCGCTCAGCCGCCACGGCCGCGGCCACGCGAGCGGCGGCGAAGGCGTCGAGGGCGAGGGCAATTTTAGGGATATCCTTGGGGCTATACACGTACCAATCGTCGGCCGCTTTCTGAGCCACCTGCATCGCCTCGGCGCTCGGCTTGAGGTCAGTAGCCACGAAACTCCTCCTTGGCCTCGAATTGCTCGGGGGTCATATCGATCGATTGCAGTTCGCAAAACTCTCCGTCGAGAGCGAACATCTTTACGTCCACCAACGCCGAATCGATTGTCTCATGGACGACGCGTGGACCGTCGCCATGACGCACGATCCAGTATCGACGCTTTGCGCTCGGCTTCTGGTCAGCCACGTGGCACCTCGGCAGCAACTGCGGCCGCTCGCGCGTCTCGCAACATGTCGTGCAGCTCCACTAAGCGCTCTCGTCGCTCGTCGCCGTGCGGATATTGCAGGCGCATCCTGACTAGCTCGCACAACACTTCGTCGATCGCATCGTCCAATTTTGCGAAGGCGTTCACTTCACACCCCGTGCGATCGCCGCGACCTGCTCAATGGCCACATCGAGCGGCAGCGTCGTCGCGAGGTCGTGAGTCATGATGTTCTCGGCGCCGCCCGCGTGCTTTGCGCCGAGTGCGTGCCCGAGCTCGTGAAGCATCACGAGATGCAGCGTGGCGGTGTTCAGCCGCCGCAACGCGCGTGACGAGAACGTGATCGACGGCCGCGTCGGATCCATCTCGGTTTCCGCAACGGTGTCTTGCGAGAGCATCTCGGCATTGTCGTCGACGAACGGATCCGTGCGCTCGACGGTGATGCAGCGCGCCGCGAGGGTGTCGCACGGCTCGATCGAGAGGGCGTTGACGCCGGCCTTGAGGTTGATGGTGTTGGCGTAGGAGCGCGCCAGCGCCGCGCCTTCGGGATAGGCGACCACCGGGCGATCGATGACGCCGCAGCCGGCAAGCAGCAAGAGCAGAGCCTTCATGACGCCACGCCCTTGCGGATCTTGGCGACCCAGCGCTCGACGTCCAGATATGACGCCGGCGGCCCGAAAAGATGCGTGTACACGGCGATCGGGCGCCAAGTGTAAGGCCCGCCGCCGACACGCTTCTCGGGTTTGACCGGACACTGGCCGGTGCGCAGCCAGTTTTGGAATGCCGCGCGCTTGCGGCCGAACACTTTCGCCATGTCGGCGCTGTCAAGAAGCTCGCCCTTGTGCTGGGTTGCCATGTGGATAATACCTCCTGAGGTATGAATGAGTGCTACATGGTTGCGCTCGCCTACGTCAATAGATGTTGTATCAATTAGTCATCTTTGGTAGTGGCGGGCTGCTTACACCAAACACCAGCAAAACCAGTGGTTTGCGTGCATTTTCAATGACTTAGGCATGCGATACCTGTG